TGATCTTATAACCTTAAAATATTCAGAAAGTGATGATGAGTGGAGACAAAGAATTAAAAGCGTCTGAGAAACTATCAGAACACCTAGAAGCAATCAATAACTACATAAATAGTAGCAATACCAAATTCTCATCATTTCGTGAGGAATATTTGCTAGTTTCCGATTTGTCATCCGATCAGCTTAAGAAATTAACCCAACAAGATTTATTCGATGCTGCTTATTTAATGTATGGGTATGCAACGTATATTCAAGACGAAATCAATAAGAATAAGGTTGCTTTAAGCTGGTGTCATGACCAGATGGAAAAGCTTATTGTAAAACATACGCAAGAATTCAATCAGTATACAAAACACGAATCTTAGAAACATATTTTGGCTCAATCTAATTCTTATGCAGCATCTTTGGAAAATATGAGGGAAATAGCAGAGGCTAGGCTACAGGCATTAGATGGTAAAGTTTATGAACTAAAAAGAAAAGCTGACATTTTGCTAGAGAAAGGTAAGAGAACATGAGTATGAAAGATTTTATCGACACCTTAAATGATAGCCAAAAGAAGGCTTTGTTAGAAGCACTTATGCAAAATGGCGAAACAACATTAAAGGATATTCCAGAAGAAGTAAAACAAGAAACTAAAAATCAAATCACAGAAGATTTTAGGGTTAGTTCCATAAAAGGTAATAAAAACAATAAGAGGAGAGAACCGGTGAAGGCCAGAAAGAATGAGTGGGTTGACGAGGGCGAAGATAGACATATTGAAACAAAATATGGGGCTAGAACGCCACGAAGCAGAGAGCCAAACAAGAAGATGGATGTTGAATGTAGTGTGTGTGGAAGATCTTTTAAAACCGATCCCAAATATGTATATGGGGAATATCATCGTTGCAGTAGGTGCATAGGTCGATAATATGGAAAAACTATCTGATATTGGGTCCGAAAGAGCAGTACTTGCTGGATTGTTGCAGCACGGTATAGACGGTTACGTATCTATATCGGATTTTATTACTATTGATAGCTTTGGTCATCATAATAACCAAGTTATATTTAGATGCATAGAAGAAATAGTAAAAAACGATCAAAAGGTTGATATACCATCCATACTCTCTATTGCATCAAGGCTCAATCTTTCGGAAGCGATAAATACACCGCAAGAAATAAAATACATAAAATCTCTTTTTGATTTCCCAGTTGAGAAAGACAATGTTTTCAATTTTGGTTTGCAGATCAAGAAGTTTGAGTTTGCTCGCAAGATAAAAAAACTCACAGAGAAAATACATAAAGATATAGATGGCATCTCTGGATCAGAGTCTATTAATGACATTATACAAATACTAGAAAATCCGGTAACAGACTTTCTAAGAGAAGACGATGGCGGCGATGTTCCAGAGAAAATCGGTAAGGGCATAGAACAATATGTCGATTTTCTTAAGGATAATAAGTGCGACATCATAGGAATTCCCACGGGCTTCAATAAATATGACGAAGCAATTGGTGGTGGTTTGCGTCGTAAATGCGTGGATCTTGTGTCAGCAAGACCAAAAGTTGGTAAATCAGTGTTTGCTGATAATGTGGCTCTCAACGTTGCTCTTAAAAATATTCCAGTATTGATGCTGGATACGGAGATGAGTAAAGAAGACCATCTAAATCGTTTGCTATCAAACATAAGCGGTGTTCCCATTAATGAAATAGCAACCGATAAATTTGTTGACGATGAAGACAAATATCAAAAGATAATGGATGCTGTTAAGCAATTAGAGTCTATACCATACAGTTATGTTAGCGTTGCCGGTCGCCCATTTGACCAAATACTTAATTTGATCAAGCGATGGGTTGTACAAGAAGTTAGGATGGACGATCAAGGAAGAACAAATAACTGTGTGATTATTTATGACTATCTCAAGCTAATGTCCTCAAGCTCTATAACAAATAATATACAGGAATACCAAGCGTTAGGTTTTCAAATCACATCTTTACATAACTTGTGTGTTAAGCTAGATATTCCATGTTTGTCTTTCGTGCAGCTAAATCGTGATGGTATAACTAAGGAAAGTACGGATGCTGTTTCTGGCTCAGATAGATTAATTTGGCTATGTACATCTTTCAGTATCTTTAAGATTAAATCCCCAGAAGAATTAGCAGAAGACGGTCCCAATGCTGGTAATAGAAAACTTGTGCCAATTGTTTCAAGGCATGGTGGCGGATTAGATGACGGCGACTACATAAATATGGTTATGCAGGGTTCACACGCAAAGCTAAAAGAGCTTAAGACCAGAAATGAATTTAAGAATCAACCAGTGGGTGATACTGGATTGGTTAATGACGAAGGAATTGTAAAGGTAAGAATACAAGACGCAATAAACAATGAACTTGTTACAGATTAAAAAAGTACTGAACAATAGAATAGAAGATGTTCTTTCAAAGCTTGGTATCAAGTATGAAGTTTTTGGAGATAACATCTACTCCACTTGCCCAGTACATGAATCAAGTGATAATCCAAGAGCGTTCTCATTTTCTAAGAATAGAGGCATATGGAAATGCTGGACTAGAGAATGTCAGAATAATCATAAGAATGATATATTTGGACTAATATCTGGTGCTTTATCGAACGAGAAAGGCGAAGACGTTGGTTTTGGCGATGTTTTGGGATGGATCAGAAAAGAGTTCAATCTTAATATTGATGAGCAAAATGCCGCAACGACAATAGAGCCTCAAGAAGAAAAAAGCGATTTTGAGGAGCTTATAGATCTTTTGAAAGAAACGGCAACGAAACCCACAATAAACAGCGTTGATGTAGAATTATCTCTTGATATACCATCAAAATACTTCTTAAATCGTGGATTCAAGAAAAAAACTCTAGAACATTTTGGCGTTGGCGATTGTTTAGACAAGACATGTAAGCTATATGACAGGTCGGTTATCCCTATTCATAGTGAGTGTGGACAGATCATAGGATACATTGGTAGATCAATAAAAGAGTATAAGATACCCAAGTTTCTTATTTATCCCAAAGGGTTCGACAAACGATTCCATTTTTACAACATACATAGAGCATTACCATACATACATCAGTCCAATTCTGTTTTTATAGTAGAAGGACAGGGAGATTTATGGAAATTGTATGAGGCTGGAATATATAACGCGGTTGGAATATTTGGTAAGACTTTAACCAAAGAGCAACAATCCAAGTTGCAACAACTGCCTCTGACTCATATAATTATTTTAACGGACAACGATCAAGCTGGACGAGAATCCAAGATACAGCTACAAAGACAATTGGGAAGATTCTATAAGCTTAGTTTCCCAAAATTAAATCATAAAGACATTGGCGAAATGTCTATTGAGCAAATCAAGAAGAATGTATTATCACAAATAAGGGGTTAATATGAAGATCGTAGGCATATCTGGTAGAAAACAGGCTGGTAAAAATACTGTTGCTAACTACATAAATGGTGTGGTTCTTGCAAATAGGGGAATGATATCAGACTTTTTTATTGAGCAAGATGGATCTTTGGCTGTATCAACAAAAGATAATTCTGGCAAAGTTGGCTATGGTATATTTGACGTTACCAGAAAAGATCAAGTATTTGTAGAGTATGCTGAAAAAGAACTATGGCCCTACATAAAAGTTTATCACTTTGCAGACCCACTAAAGGATTTGGCTATAAATCTATTTGGTCTAGATTCAAAGCTGGTATATGGATCCAATGATGATAAGAATCAGAAGACACCTTTTATTTGGTCTGATCTTCCCGGTGGAAATGCCAGCGAAGAAAACCTAACTATACGAGAATTTTTAGAGTATTTTGGAACATCGATTATTCGAAAAATAAAATCTGACGCTTGGGCAGAATACACACTTAAAAATATATTATCCGATAATTCTGAAATAGCGATCATACCAGATGTTAGATTTCCCAATGAAGTAGACGCAATAAAGAAAGCCGGTGGAAAAGTCATAAGATTAACAAGAGATATATTCAATAGTGATTTTGAAGCAGAATCTGCTCTAGATAAAAAGAATTATGATTGGAACAACTTCGATCTCGTTATAGATAATTCTAATCTGGATCTCAATCAGTTGTTCGAAACATTAAAAATATATTCTCATCTTTGGAGCTAATATGCTAGTAACATACATAAGATCATCTAGTTATAATAATTATGCATACTGCCAAATGCAGTACTTTATTACATACGTACTTGGTCATCAATCAGATAGTGGTAAAAAGGCAGAGCTTGGAACCATAGTCCATAAAGTGATGGAAGTCTTAGCAAAACTAAAGAAGTTCGCACAAGATAATCCTAAAAAACTAAAACTATGTATTCAAGACGAGGCTGTTGGTGAGATTAATATCAAAAAATCAGAACTGTATACAGCTAAGTTCATAGACGAGCTTTTGCAGAAAAGTTACAATTTTTATACATCCGAATCAAAAAACAGTTTCTCCAAAGCTGATCAAAATGATTGTTTGAAACTCGTTTGGGACACTCTATCATATAATGATGGTCAGTTTGATCCAAGGTATAGAAAGATAGTTGCAGCAGAGCCACATTTCGATATACCGATAGATGAAGATTGGGCGTTTTATGAATATGAAGTAAATGGTAAGATGATTAAAGGTCAGTTAGCAATCAAGGGTACTATAGACTTAGTTACAGAGTCTTCTGATGGTATTATAGAAGTAATCGATTGGAAAACTGGCAGAAGGCTTGATTGGGCTACGGGCGAGGAAAAAAC